AAGATCGAGGAACTCCACGCGAAAGCAATCAAAGCCATGGCGGAAGCCGAAGGCGTAGAAACAGGGCACAGCATTGCGATGCTGAACGCTCAACTAGGTGCGGCGAAGTTGCACAAAGAGAACCTGATGCGGGTGCTGGAAAACTGGCAAAGCGCACAGGAAAGTCAACGCAAGCATGAGCTTGATAAACAGAAATTAGAGGCTACAAATGCCAAACAGACAGCCAAATCCGCCGGGGCGTGAAAGCCCGGAGGATTGGGACCAGTGGGCTCGTCAACCCATGACGCAGGCGTTTCAGCGAAAGCTCGTAGCGACTGTGGAGGAGACGAAGGAGGCTTGGGCAAAGACACATTTCACTGGGGAGACTCAGGAGACGACGATGCGGCTGAACACCGTGGCGTTGGCTGGTGTGGACGTGCTTAGGCAAGTTATTGATATGGTGGAAGATTGTAAATTACAGGAGATTAGTCATGGGTGAAGATCAATTAGTTCCCGTTCCTGTCGTAGTGGTGGGTTCTCAGGGATGGCGTGGGGCAAAGGGCCCGCAGGAAGCTAATAAGAGTGGCTTCCGTGCTTGTGGCCATCGCGTGCTGCTGCTTGGCCAGCAGGAAGAGGAATACGAAACCACAGCTGGTGGCATCTTTCTGCCTGCGGCTTCGCAGAAAAAGGAGCAGCAGCATCAAGTCTGGGCCACTGTCGTTGAAGTCGGCCACGATGCTTGGTCCGACAAGAGCACTGACTATTGCCAAGTCGGAGACAAGGTCCTCGTCGGGCAATACACCGGGAAATTCCACTTGAGCCCAGTCGACGGCAAGACCTACCGATTCGTCCAGGACCTGGATATTCTGACGCCGCTGGCTCAGTAAAGAAATTGTTTCATGCCCGGGTTATTAATTAATAATGCGCGCATGAAACCAATCAATCACTTTTAATCATTGGAGCTTATAACTATGGCACTGGAAAATGAAGGCGGCACAGGTCGCACGGTAGAGCAAATTGAAGCGGAGCTTGCGTCGATTGACCTTGCAGCTCGCGACAGTATGCTCAAGGAATCCGACGGCTCGGCAACAGCTGGTAACACGCAGCAATCCGACGCCCACGACTACACCCATGAAGCCCGTCGCAAAGGCTGGCGTCCCCAGGCGGAATACGCCGGACCTGAGGCCCAGTGGGTGGATGCAAAGACCTTCATTGAACGTGGTGAACGCTTCACTAAAAAGCTCGAGACGGAGATCAGCACGCTCAAGGCTCAGGTCGCTTCCTTCGAAGGCACCAAGAAGCAATTCGCGAAATTCTTCGATGCCCAGATGGCGAAGCGTGACCAGGAACACTCGGAAGCTCTTTCCGCCCTGCGGCTGCAAAAATCCCAGGCCACTCGTGATGGCGACGACAGCTTGGTAATCGAACTCGAAGACCGCATCGAAGCCACTCGTGACGCACAGAAGCTTCTCAAGGAAGAAGCCACTGCTGCTGCCAAGGAACACGAAGCCGAGCAAGCTCCTGCAGCGGCTGATGGCCCAAATACCCAGAACCCAGTCCTCATCGAATGGGTTGCTGACGGCAACGATTGGTTCCAAAAGGACGAAGTCCTGACCAAGTACGCTATCGACACCGGAAATGCCATGCGCACTGCAGGGGACAAAACCACTGGCCGAGCCTTCCTGGACAAGGTCGCTGCCCAAGTCCGTGCTGACTTCCCCCGTCGCTTCAAGGAACTCGATGCCGCCGGCTCCAGTGCTGCCCCACGCCACGCCACCACCTCCGGGGCTGGTCAGCCAAACGCTGGCACCACCGGTCAGTCCGGGCATAATGGAAAAACAGAACGTGATCTGCCCGCCGCTGACCTTGCCATTATGCGGCAATTCGTTAGCGAAGGACTTTACACGAAAGAGGCTTTCCTGAAGTCTTACTTCTCTAGAAATAACGGGTAATCAATCATCATGGCAACTATCAATTCCACCCCAGTAATCTCCAAGGCTGACGAAGCCTCTGCAGCCAATGACCGTTTTGCCCAGGCGAAAGCCAACCGGCAAGCAGCAATCGCCAAGCGTGACGCGGAAGGCCGTGATCCGGCTGAACGTGAACGCGAAGACGATACTGGCGGCCATCGCCTCAAGCTTTCCGTTATCGGCACAATCCCTGGCCATCACATGTACTGGGAAAATGACGAAGATGGGAAAATCGAGCAGCTATTATTCGAGGGCTTTGACTTCGTCGAGCCAGGTGAAGTGCACCGAGCAGCGGATCTCGTTGCGGACATGGATCTGAGCAATCGGGTCAGCCGCTACGTCGGTCGCCGAGAGGACAATTCACCACTGCGGGCTTACCTGATGAAGGTGCCTCAGGAGATATGGGATAAGCGTAAGGAGCGTGAACAACGCCAAGCCAACGACTGGGACAAGCAAATCCGTGAAGGGCGTATGCAGCCAAAGGGCCGCGATGAATACGTTCCGAAGGGTTACGAGTCCAAGCTGGAAACGAACTCCAAGGTCTAACTTCTTTTTTCTTTTCTTTTCGAAGGAGCCTTTAAATGGCAAACATTGTACAACCGAAGGGGTTCGTCCCCGTTAAGTACACAAACGGAGCTGCCTGGAATGGCGCTGCGACTCTCTACTGCATCCCGTCTGGTGACACGTCGATGTGTAGCCCAGGCGACGCCGTGAAAACAGTTGTCGGCGGCGATGGTAATGGCGTGCCTTACGTCACTAAAGCTGCCGGCACTGACGTGCTGCGTGGTGTGATGATTGGTGTGTTACCTCCTGGCTATAACATCCCCAGTCTGGTCGGTGTTAACCTGGACCTCACGGTGCAGAACATTCCAGCGACCAAGACGAAGGATTACTACGTGCTGATCGTGGATTGCCCTGATGTGCTGTTCGAGTTTGCTGATGATGGACTCGCCGCCCTCACTGCGACTTCCTGCAACAAGAACGCATCGTTCACTGTGGCTAATCCCACGTCTCCTGCGCAGAACTCGGCATCCGTTCTCGCAACTGGCACCGTTGGCACAGCCAACACTCTGAACCTGAAGATCTTGGGCTTGGTGCAGAAGCCAAACAACGCCTATGGCGTGAATGCTCTGTGGCTCGTCAAGATCAACTTGCACGAACTCACTGGTGGCACTGGCTACGTCGGCGTCTAATCTCAGCAACCAACAACTGAACTCAAACTCAAAGAGGTATAATCATGGCAGGTGTAATTACAACAGGCAGCTATCCCAAGGCCCTATGGGAAGGCGTCAAAGCGTGGTGGGATTCCGCCGCAGCTTCGGCCCCGCAGTACTCCCCGTTGCTCTTCAAGAAAGAAAATTCGACGAAGAACTACGAAGAGTACGTGCAAAGTGTCGGACCAGGTATCGCGGTGGTGAAGCCGGAAGGCACGCCAATTTCGTATGACACAATGCAACAAGGGTTCATCACCCGTGGCACCAATGTGGCATATGGCTTGGGCATCATCACAACTCACGAAGAGCTCAAGGACAACCTCTACATGAAGTTGACCAAGAACCGCGTGATGAAGCTCCGTCGGGCCTTCGATGAAACCCGCAATATCAACGGGGTGAATGTCTACAGCCGGGCCTTCAACAACACCTATGCCGGTGGTGATGGTGTGAGCTTGCTGAACACAGTGCACCCGAACTTCAGCGGTGGCACTTGGCAGAACAAGCTCACGATTGACGCCGCGCTGTCGCAAGCAGCTGTGGAAGACATGCTCGTGTTGATGATGCAAGCCAAAGACGACAAGGGCTACATTGAGCCTCTGATGGGCGATAAGCTGGTTGTGCATCCGTACAACTACTTCCAAGCCACGAAGATCCTCAAGACCACGCAGCAAGTCGGTACGAACAACAACGACGTTAACGTTATCAATCTGCAGAACATGCTGGCTGGTGGCTTGGTGTCATGTCCGTATCTGGCTGGTACCGGTCCTTGGTTCATCACGACGAACGCTCAGGAAGGTCTGATCTGGCAAGAGCGCGAGGCTCTGGAAATCTGGGAAGACAACGACGCGGATACCCGGAACTTCAAGGTCGGCGCCTATGAGCGTTACACGTTTCTGTGGGCTAACCCTCGTGGCCTGTTCGGAAGCAATGCCGCCTAAGCAGGAGTAACGGCAGCTTTGCAATAGTTTTATGCGCGCATTATTAATTAGTAATGCGCGCATAAAACCTTTTCTTTTCCCTTTTTCTTTTTTACTGAGGGCTTCTCATGCCTAACAATACTTCCCTTACAACTCGGATGCCGGGCGGCGTGACGAATGCTGCCCCTTGGCAAACAATGGCCGATGCCGGT